GACGGCGCCAAGTTCGCTGCCAAGTGGGTCGCAAAGATAAAGCGCTCCGATCCCGCGACGGCTCAGATGCTCAACGGGATCACCGGGAATACGAATACCGCGTCGATCGCCTCGTCCGTTGAGGAGCTGGAGAACGGCATCATCGAATATGTGTCTCATGGCGATGACATCGACCTGATGAGCAGCAACCGGCCGGGGACAACGTTCGACCCCTTTGTCCGCCTGCTTTTGACGATGCTCAGCATCACAACCGACGTACCATATGAACTCCTTACCGGCGATTATCGTGGCCTGACTTTCTCGGCGGCCCGGATCGTCCGGAACGATTTCCAACAGCAACTCAGGCCCATATCTGCGCGGCATATCCGTCAATACGGCATGGCGACATTCAAACCCTTCCTGGACTGGTCGGTTCTGACCGGGAAAGTGACCCTTCCCAACTATTTTCAGAACCCCCGACATTACTGGGAGAGTGAATGGCAGCCGCCGGGGATGGAGGCCGTCGATCCACTGCGGGAGGCAAAAGGACAGATTGATGCCATACTCGGTCTTTTGAAATCTCCCCAGGAAGTGGCTCGGGCGCGCGGCCGGGATCTGGAAGATATATACCGCGAAATTCAGGACGCCAAAGATATGGCCAGGGAATACGGCCTTGAATTTAAGAAGCCCAGTACGAGTGTGGCGAATAATCCGGCGTCCATCATGGAGGAATAAACCATGCCGAAAAATAAAAAAAGAAATGAACCGGGCCTAAATATGCGTGCGGAAACCAACGATCCGGCCCTGAACTATCGGTCCGCGACCCTGTCCCGCCAGGCGGATGGCCCCGCATCGTATGATGAGGAAAGCCGGTCCGTTGAAGTCGTTGCCGCGACGGAAACCCCGTCCCTGGTTTATGACTGGGAGCGCGGTTCGATCATGGAGATTCTTCTCATGTCCGGGGCGCAGATCCCGGAAACGAAACAGATGGTCCTGCTCGATGCCCATCAGCGCTACTCGACGGCATCGGTCATCGGATCGGTCAGGGATCTCCGTGTGGACGGAGACGCGCTTGTCGGCCGTGCGTATTTTTCATCGGTCGATGAGGCACAGGGTCCGGCGACGAAGGTCAAGGAAGGGCATCTGACGGACTTTTCCGTCGGTTATCGTGTCCTGGAAGCCGTCTGGATCCCGGAAGGGAAAACAACCATCATTGACGGGCGCGAGTTTAAGGGTCCGTTGCAGGTCACAACCAAATGGCAGCCGCGCGAGCTTTCCACCGTTCCCATCGGGGCGGACGAAAACGCGAAGGCAAGAGCAGCAGGAATAAACAAAGACAACAAGGAGGAAACTCAAATGGACAAGAAATTAAGGGCATTTTTGGAAAGAAGCGGACTGCCCACAACGGCAACGGAAGACGAAGCCTGGGCGTTCCTGGATAAGCTCGGGCCGCATGACGAAGAGCGGCAGGACATCGACGTGGACACGATCCGCGCCGAGGCAACCGGAGCCGAACGCGACCGCATCCGGGAAATCGACGCCATGTGTGAGCAGTTCGACTGTACGGATATGGTACGCGGCCTGATCGTCGGCGGGAAAACCACTGAAGAGTCCCGCACGGCCGTCATGGCCAAGCTCCAAGAGCGGGCGAAAAACCCCGGCTTCGGCGGGGTCCAGATCATCAAGGAAGACCGGGAGAAATTCCGTGAGGCGGCACAGGATGCCCTGTGGCTGCGCGCCGGTTACACGGTCCAGACACCCCGCCCGGGTGCGACGGAACTCCGCGGCTTCACCCTCGTAGAAATGGCCCGTGAATGCCTCCGGATGGCCGGTATCGAGCACCGCGGCCCGGCGAAGGAAATGGTCGGCCGCGCCATGACGTCGTCCGACTTTCCGAACATCCTGGCCAACCTGGCGAACCGAGCCATGCAGGCCGGATGGGACGGCTCGGCGGAGACCTGGAGCACCTGGTGCGCCACCGGTACGGTCAACGATTTCAAAACCCATTACGACAACCGCTTAAGCGAGTTCGACGATCTGGAAGAGGTCGGCGAATCCGGCGAGATCAAGTACGGGAAATTCTCGGAGAAGTCGCCTGAAACCTACAAGGCCGCAACCTATGCCAAGAAGTTCAGGATCACCCGCGTCATGATCGTCAACGACGATCTCGGCGCCATTACGGAAATGCCTGCGCGGCGGGCCGAAGCGGCGTCCCGGAAAGTCGGCGACGTAGCCTATGCGGTCCTGACGGCGAACGGGAACATGGGCGACGGTTACGCGCTGTTCGATGCGACCAATCACAGGAACCTGGCCACCTCCGGTTACCTCGGTGCGCCCGGCGTATCGACCATCGGCGAGGCCATTCGAGCCATGGGCGTCCAAAAGGACATCGCCGGGAAGCGGCGCCTCAATATCCGGCCGGAGTATTTTCTCGGTCCGAAGGCGCTCGAAGGGGTCGCCGAAGTTTTCTTCAAATCGGATAAGTTCAGCGACAACAGCACGGTGGCCACGGATTCCAGTTTCGCATCGACCCGGGTCAACCCCTATGCCGGGAATTACTTCACCCGGGTTTATGAGGCCCGCCTGGACGACAACGACACGACCTACTGGTACCTGGCCGGACCGAAGGGCAAGACCATAAAGGTGGTCTTCCTGAATGGTCAGCAGGGCCCGATCCTTGAGGTCAACCAGCCGGGATTCTCGATCGAGGGCCTGGAGTACGCGGTATCCATCGACGTCGGCGCTTATGCCGTCGATTACCGCGCCCTCTACGCCAACCCCGGCGAGTAACGGCGGGTAACAACAGATAACCAAACCGGGGCGGTTTGCGCCGCCCCTTTTATTACAGGAGGATAAATCATGGCTACGAATAAAATTCAGGACGGGGATGTTTTGAGATTGACCGTGGGATCCACGATCAAGTCCGGCGATCCGGTCGTCTCGGGCGCGATCCGTGGGGTCGCCCTGACCGATTACAGTTCCGCCGACGGAAAGGCGGAAGTGGACACACGAGGCGTATTTGACCTGTCCGTCAAGGGTGTGGACGACGCCGGAAACAGCGCCGTCGCGGTGGGCGACAAGCTGTTTTATGTTGCCGCAGACACGCCCAAAATCAGCAAGAAGAAATCCGGCGATTTCTTCGGCATCGCCCTGGAAGTTGTTTTGACCGGCGCGACAACGACGATCAACGTCAAGCTGGCAGAAGGCGTCGCCCTGGACGACGGGAACCCGATCATCGTTGAGTCAGGAACCTATGAAGTTCCGTCTTCTCCGGCCCCGAGCACGACGGTCACCATCACCACCACAGCGGCGGTCCTGGCGACAGACCAGTGCTTTGTTTCGCCTCGTGTCGATAGCGCGGCATCACCGATTTCAACAGTCCTTTCTGCAATCCCACAGGCTTCGCCCGATGCGATCATCGTCACCGTCAACGCGGCCCCGAGCGCCGGCGACAAGTTCGATTATATCGTCGTCAGGACGTAAAAACCCCGGAAGGAGGGTGAGCAATGTATAAAAACCACACCCTGAAAGTGACGGGGAAAACCCAGGCGGATGGGGCAGTGACGATGGGTCTCGCGGGTCATGAACATCTGCCCCACCACCAGATCCAGATCGAGGTGTCCGCGCAACCGAGCGCGGGCACCATCAAGATCGAGTACCGTACTCCCGGCGCCACGGAATATGTTAAGGCAACGGGAAGTCCGGTCGATCTGACAGCGCTGAACAAGGCGGCATGCTACCGGCTTGATAACTTGTATGCTGAATCGTTTCGCTTCACGCCGACCAGTTTCGACGCGGACAAAACGTACAGCGTCATCGTCCAGAGTAACGAGTGAGCCATGGAACATCCGACACTTATCACCCCCGGCCTGGAAGCCGTTTA